CTTCCATTCCTATTTCTAGCTTGTTCATTTGCTTTAATTTATCACCAAAAGCACTTACACAAATTTCATTGTTAAACTCCCCGCCTGTATCAATTACTATTGATTGCTTTTGCCATTCTTTACCTGCTTTAGATGTTCCTGTTTCTAATTCAAGTTTCTTTACTAGTTTTCCTGTTACTTCCATTTTTATTTATTTATTTAGTTATTACTCTTTTTAAAATCTTCTGCTTCATCTTCTCCAAATACTCCAAGTTCATAGAAACCTGTTAGCTTTAGTACAGCTCTTGACATTGCTCTTTTCTCAGCCATCTCCATAGTGTACCAAGTGTTAGTGTTTCCGTCTTTAAACCCTGCTCCTTTCAAAGCTGAGCCAAAAGTTTGAATTGCCTTACCTTCTTTTCTTGCGTTTGCTTTTACTACGCAAAAATCTTTTTCACATTTAATAACATCATAATCTATGTTGATGTTTTCTAAAGCTTGTATCTTATCAATACCGCTTCTTGTCAAGATGATGTAGTGCTGATGTTTGAAGACATCATCTTTAGTTAGATTGTACTTAATGTACTTTTCTTTTAGTGCTTCTGTTTTCATATATTCTACCTATATTTATTGGCTAGGATTTTTGCCTGTTAATAATTTCGTTAAAAATAATAAATTTAATTTAAAAGTTCTGTATTAAAAAACTTTTTTCACAAATAGGAATTACAATAGTATAGTCATTGACACCTTCCCAATCCTCTATATCTTGAAATTCTTCGCAAGTATAATTAGCTTTAAATTCATCCAAATCATCATACTCTGTAAAGTCGCAGCATAAAGCTATACCATTAAATTCCCACTCTTGTCCTGTATCTTCTTCAAATTCTTCAAAGTAATCAAATAAAGCTCTTAATCCTGCACGACTGAAATTGTTTGGTCTGTTCTGTTCAAACCATCTGCTGAAATCATAAAAATTCATTGTTGTTTTCATTTCTTTTGTATGTATTTAATTAGTTGTTCTTTTATGTATTCTAGTTGTTCTTTGTCTATCCACTCTAAGAAGTTAAAAGCGTCAAAACATATTGTTAAGTCTGCTCCCATTTCATCCTTACCTCTTAGGTATAGTTCGTTATCTACACATTGAAAAGTGTTTATTTCGTGCAGTCTTTTGTGTGTTTCTTCCATTTTATTTAAGGTTTATTATTACAGGCAAATTGCCATTATTTTTATAGTGTTTTTTATAGATTGGTTTTAGCTCTACATCCCAACAGTCTTTCTGTTGCCAACCTTTAGTCTTAAGCATTTCACAAGCTTTTCTGTAGCATTGTAAAGTAGTTCCTATAACGACTACTGAACGGCTGTTATAAGCTAAGTCATTACCACCTGAACTTGTTACCTTAGCAGGAATAAAATCAGGTTTTAAAAGCCAATGTTCAGCTATTACTTTTTTATCGTCTATTAGCTTACCTGTTATAAAAGAAACCTTTGGTTCGCTGTAATCTACATAAGTAGAAAATTCTAAATAGTTTGCGTCTTGTATAGTCATCTTAGCAGTAGTTTTGAATGTAAAGTAAAGTACCTAAGATTGATACACCTATTATACATAAGTGAGCAACTAGGTCTAACATCTTATTTGTTCTTCTTGCGTTCGCTTTAGTTAGATTGTAGATACTGTATTTATACCCACCATCTTTATTAAAGTAACTGTTTATCTTAAAGAATGTTTCTTTTTCTTCTTCATTTAAAAAGTGAGTAGCTCCTGTGTTTTTGTTTACGATTTTGTAGTTCATTTCTTAAAATTTTTGTGGGGTTTTACATCCCTTGTTTAATTGTGCACAAGCATAAAGGTAATCTTCAACATTCCTCATAGCAACTAATTGACTTTTTATAACTCCCTTGTGTAGTTTTCCATTATAATCTAATTCTAACCATACAGTTTCCTCTAAATACTCTTGTATATACCCTATACTTTCTCCATCAAATATTATATCTGTTGTTTCTGCTACTTTTATAAATTCTAATTTTTCCATTTGTTTATTTATTTAATTTATTAATTTTTAGGAGTAAATAATTTTACCATTTGATATGATTTATTTCCACCAAAAGTAGATATGCCATCAAATTTCCAAGATAAATTTTCTAAATATTTTCTTTCATCTAAATTTTGTGCGCATTTGCATACTAATTTATTTTTATTATCTGCATTAACTATTTGTTGAGTTAATTTCTCATCCATTTCTAGGCAATGTAGGTTAAATTCCATTTTACTTTTAAAGTTTTTCATTTTCTTGATTGTTTGTGGGGGATTTTACACCCCTGATTAATTTATTATTTTGTTCTAATTTCTGTAAAATATTTTCTAGCACTTTTAAGACAATTAAATTCTTTTTCAATTATCCTCTGATTTTTGTAAAAAGATTTAAGCGTCATTACTACAACAAAAGTGTTTTCAATATGTGGATGTTTTTTGATGTATGCTTCTTTAAGGTTTTTTTTGAGTTTTTCTAATTCCATTTCTTGATTTATTTAATTAATTTAATTTTGATGGTACAAAAATACAACAAAAAACTTACTGACAAAACTTTTAACAGACTTTTTAACTAAAAATATTAAAAATAGTTATCCCTTATCTAGTAAATGATACTAAAATAAATTTAAAAAAAGATTGAAATTAGTTGAAAAAAGCGTTAAAAACCTATAAAGGCATTAACAAATTGAGTGGAGTTTGACCGTTATTTAGCACAACTGCACAGCCAACAGCAGGTCTTTTACCATATTTAGCATAAGCCATAGCATACGACTTATGATTAATACCGCACCCAACTTGGGTTCCATATACTCTGAATTTTTTCCCCACGTAGTGTTCTGTGTAACATTGTGTATGGAGATGACCTTGTACTGTATTCATCATATCAGCACGACATTTAGTTCTAGCTGTTCCGCCTTCTCCATGTATATATTGTACTCCGTCTAGCTCGTATCTTTCTACAAAGTTCCAATTAGGAGTTTCTAAGACTTCTTTAAAAGACTTAATCCATTTTGAAGGTATTGAAGAAGTTTGAGCTTTACGCATTATTATTCTGTCGTGATTACCAATAATAACAGTAGCCATAGGGAAAGCGTCTCGCCATCTTCCTATTTTATTAATAGCTAATTCAAGCTCATCTAATCCCCCCATTCCGTCCGCTGAGGCTTCATGGTAGCTAGAGTAGTGGTTGTCTATTACATCACCTATAAAGACTACTTCTGTACAATTGTAAGCATAGTATTGATCTATGCAGAAGTTTAAGTAACCTTCAAGACAAAAGGGCTCATGCAAGTCCCCGATCACTAGGACGTTCCTAGTCTCGGCTTCTCGCATTTTTTCTAGTGCCACAATTTCATGCGGCTTTAATCTGTATCTGTTATTTCTTAGCGACATCCGCTATCCCCTGACCGACAATTAGCGTTAAGATTGCATAATACAAATCTTTTGCAGTTGTTTCATCAACCCCTAAGTAAGTAACTAAAGCAGGTACTACTACAGAACTAACTGCATACCAAAACTTCTTGCTCTTAATCATTTGACCGATTAAGTACTTCTCTAAAAACTTTTTCATAACTATTTATTTTTGATTATTAAATTAATATTTTCTCCGCCCAAATTTAGTATTTCTTTGATTAGTAAGTCCATAGCTAAGCGAGAGTTTTCAACAGCGTTTTGTTTACGACCATTCCCCACTAGAATGCATCCTTGGGTTTGCGATGGATAATTTCCGATATGCACGAGAATAAAATCTCTGTTTGGCACATCTTGAACTAATAAATGTAAGTAATCTCTTGTTGCACTTTCTCTTGGGAGTCTTAATCTTACTTTGTATTGACCTTCAGGAATACAACTTATGTTTCTTTCGTTATTAATATAAGGATTTTCTAAGGTATCACAAAAACTTTCTCCATTGATAAACAATTTACCAATAGTGCTTTCTTTTGTAAAAGTATCTCTTATTAAAAGAAGATTAACGCCCCTGACCTCTGTAGGCTTTTTTATAGCCGTTCTGTCCTTTACTTGCGTTTTTGGAGTGTATTCCCTTTCGTTTCTTTTTAACGCTCTTAAAAGAGCTTGTAACAACATTACGAGCCATCTAGTTATTTTTTTCAAATTGAATGAATTTATATATAGTAAAACTTATCGCTAGGACTAAAGAAATTAGCGTTAGTATTTCGTTACAGTCTGTTATGCTGAAAGCTATTGCTGATGTATTAGCTAACCCTACTTGTAGAGTGTCTTTTACTTCTGTCATTTTTATTTGTTTTTTTATCTAAGTAGGTCTTTAACTTAGTAACATTTTTAGTTTTAGGTTTATAGTGTTTCTTCATTAGTAATCAGAAGCGTTTAAAAAGTTTCTCAATGTAAGTTTAGTTCCCTGTCTCATTGGTCGTTCTAGGTTCATACCATTGTAATACGCATTTTGGTCTGCTGAAATATCAGCTCCACTATTCTGACTATATTCAGGGAAAAGAGTTGTGTTATTAGTTACATATTCAATTAGGCGTTCTGTGTAATACTCAGATGTGTTCCTGATTTCTTCTCTGAGGTGTTGAGCTTCCTCTGTACTAAGACTATTTCCGGTCTCGCTTGTTTTGCTATATATATTTCCGTTCTCTATCTTAAATCTTAAAAAAGGTATAGCGTGATAAAAAGCCCAATTCGGAAGCATATCCCCAATATAGTCATCAACTAAAGTCTTGTAAGCTTCATTCCCCACATTACCTATTGTTCCTGCTGTAATTAAACTTTCTAACTTTTGGTAAAGTGTTGTTCCTAGCTTAGGTTCTACATATAGCTTTTGTGCCTGTAATACATAAGGTAATAGTAAGTCAGTACTTAAATTTAAGTTTATTGCAGTGCTATCTTTTAGCTTAGCTTCTGATATGAATAATACGTATGCCATTATCTTACATTTTTATATTTAGCAATTAGTTCAGGGTTCACAAAGCCATGATTAGGCATATCGTGAGGAGCAACTGAAACTTCTTTAGCGTTTCTCGGTAATTTTACACCCCTACTTTTTGCTTCTGTTGATGTTATTATTTTGTCTGAATTTTTTGGTCTTTTGCCTTCTTGTACTAGTATAATTCTGAACCATTTATGTTTACATAGTGCGCCCCCTTTCCATTTCCAAATTGAGTAAGTATTTGCACCGCCTTTACCCCATCCCGGGTTGACTGCCCTTCTACCCATAGCAATAATATCTTCCTTACGATATATTTTATTTGAGCTTGTCATTTTTCTGCAAAAATCTCTTTCACCTTTTAAACTTCCTGTATACCTGTAACGAACTCTGTAAATATCATCTACATATTCAGTTTGTTTACTCTTTTGGTCTTGCCCTGACTTTCTGTTTGGGTAAGCTGAACCTGTACTAGCAAATTCGTAAAACTCAGAATGTAATTCTGCTTCAAAGTCAAAGTCTTCAATTTCTTCTTCTGCTTCTTCTTCTGAAATTATTTCGTAACCTTCAGGAATATCTTCTCCAAATTCTTCAATAAAAGACTCTAGTTCTGTTGCTTCAGTATGTCCTTCACAAGCCATATAAACAGTCTGACCTTCTAAGTCGTGTTCGTGATACCCTTCACACCCTAAAGTCTTTGCGTGTGCTTCAGCTTCTTCTATTGTAGTAAATACAGGCTGTCCGTCTATCATACCTGCCTTAGATAGCTTTACATCTTGTTCAACTGTATCTTCTTCTCCTAACGCTTCAAGCCCCAAATCTGCCCTTATCTCGTCAATCGTCATAACTTCTCTTATTGTCTTAGAGTCAAACTGTACTGTAATAGGTTTTAATTGTACAAACTCAACAGGCAAGTCCATATTGTTTACTGAGAATATAGTTTGCAAAGTGTTTAAGATGTTCAGTTGGAAACCACGAACCACAGTATTTTGATAGAAATTTGCTGCGTTTATAAGTTCGTCTGCATTACTAGAAAAGCCGTTAGCAGTATCAATACCCATTAATGTCTTTGATGTAATTCTGTGAGCTGCGCAAATATTAGAAACTAAAAGCTCTTGTAAAGCTAAGTATTGTTTGTCTGCGTCAGAAACGCTTATAGGTGTTATTTCAGGTGTTCTAGTCTTATCGTCTGAAAATGTTAAAATAAATTTGCCCGAATTTGCGGCACCCACGAATTTATCAGTAAGACTTTGTTCTATTTGTCGTCTTTCTTCTTGTGTGGGGACTCCATTGGCAAAAGAAATAAAGTAGCTCCCACTAAATCCATTTTCTATATTGTTTAAATGAAATTCTGCAACTCTTTGGTCAACCAAAGCCCAATTACAGCCTGCAATGTAATCCGGGGTATGGTACACGTCCATATTAGGACTGTAAGCACCTGTGTAAAGTAGCTGACTTCCTGAAGTTCTATCGTTTACATTAAAAGCAGCTACAGGGTAAGGTTTATTCATTCTAGTGTTTGACCAATCAGCACTTATAAAGTAAGTATCAATCTGACCTAGCTCGTTTGGTCTTCCTGCCCTTACCCTCTCAACAGGTACATGATACAGCTCTACGATTTCTGTTCTTTCTCTATTCCATACAATGTGTAAAGCATAAGCTCCCTGAAGCTTAAAATCAAAAGCAACTTTCTTAATTACTTGGTGTAAACTTTCATTTGAATTTGCGTGTCTTAAAAACTTCTTTAATTTAACATAAGTTTCTAAATTTATAGCGTCTTCTTCTTCGCAAACTAAGTCTTCTCCTGCTATTATTTCAGCTGTTTGATTAATAATTGCGGCATGAGTAGAACTTGAATAGTAAAGGTCAATTAAGAATTGAGGGTAAAGGTTCTTCCAATCTTCCGTTCCGTATTCTATATAATCACGTCCTCTTACTTCTTGTACTACAGGAGCTGTTGATGTTTCTAAATTTACACTAAGTATTTTGTCCATTTTATAAGTTTGATAAATAAGTATTCACATTAGCTGTAAGTGCTGTGCTTTCTGTGTCATATATTTGAATTTCGCTAATAGTTCCGTCATAAGGATTAAGGTCTGTCTTTCTTACTCCTATTGAGTCAATATTTGCTGTTCCTGCTAAAGTTTCTGTGTCTGCTTGAGCAACTCCATTTTTATAAAGAGTTATTAAGTTAGAAGCGTTTCTAGTAATGACTAAATATAAGGAAGCTATAAAAGTACCACTATCTAAAGTAATATCAACTAGTGAGCCATCTGTTTTAAACCTTAAAGCTGTAGTTGAATTAATTTTGAAAAATTCACTTGATATAGTATTTGAACCTAAAACAGTTACATTTGAAGTTTTTGCTGCTAACCTTATTCCAATAGTAAAAGCACCTGATAATTCTATCTCAGATGCAGACTGTAAATTTTGAGTAGCAGAAGGGTCAAATTCTATAGTTCCTGCATTGTAAGCAGGCTGCTCACTTGCTGTAGCTTGCACCATATCAAAACTATTAGAAGAACTGTCAGCCCAAGCCGAAACATCAGAACCGTTTAATGTAATTCCTGTTTGATATTTATACCACGCTTCAAGGCCTGTTTCATTAGAAGGTTGCCAACCCCCTAACATCTTAGTGCTTACTAAACTTAATGCTTGTTTAAGTGCTAACATTATATAACTTGGTCGTAGTAACAAATAGCTAAACCACTTGTCAAAGTGATAGCTGTACATTGAAGAAATAAAGTCGTTCCTGCAGGTATAGTCGTATGTAGACTTGCTGCTGCTGAACCTGTGCCTGTTTGTATATTAGAAGCTGCTATTGACGCTATTACACTTTCTGTAACAAAGTGAATTGCATAATAGTCTTTACCTGTCATTGCTGTTGTTGTAATAACATCACATCTATTTTTTCCTAGTTGCTCAGTTAATAATTGTTGTACGTTTTCTATTGCCATTTTTTTTATTTTATTGTCCGTAATATATGTAATTCGTTTCTGTCGGTGCTTCTCTTTGTGTGTATTGAACTTGCTGCGTTCCATCTTTTTCAGATAGGTTCATCTTGCCTTTAGTAACTAACCCCTGAACTACTCCTTTATCATCAGCAGTAGGAGTTAAAACATCATCTTCTGTTGCAGGTGCATTACCTAAAGAAACCGTTACTGTTCCTACCCAACTAACTTCGTAAATTTCGTACTTCCAATATCCTGCAGGAAATAGTTTTGTTTGCCCTAAATACATATCAGGATTTGCATTGTAGATAATTAGAATGTTAGTATATCTGTCTTTAATTACTTCACTTGAACCATAAGCATAATAAACAGATTTATCTAAGTCGTTTGTAAATTTAACTAAGTGTCTTATCTGAGTTGAAGCTACAGACGTATTGATACGATTGTCTTCAGTTTGTACAAATATTCTAAAAGATGTTTCTGTTATTGCTTGTATCATAGTTAGTTTGTCTGTTATATAATAGAAATACTTTGAATTTATTTGCTTTAAAAAGAAAAAGGAGTGCGTTAGCACCCCTCAATCAAGAATATATAAGAAAACTAATTAAGATTAAGCTGTAGTGGGGAAAGTTCCTGCTTCATTAATAAAGCCACTTTGGTCCCAAGGAGCTGTAGTGTAATCTTCTAAGAAAGCGAAAGGAATTGGCTCTAAGCCGTCAAATGTAAGAGTGTAACCGTTACGGTCACCAAAAGCAGCCCCACTATCCATAGTACCTGCATTAAGTTCCATTCCGTTAGACATTCCCAATGCAATAAATACATTGTGTCCGTTAGCTAAAGTTTCGTTTAATTCTGCAAAAATTCTTACTTTACTTTTTGCTAAAAGCTTAATTTCGTTTTGGTCTTCTTTAGTAAGTTTATTAAGCATAATATTACAAGTAGGAGTGTAGAAAATTGTCCCGTTTTCTCTACTACCTGTAATTGTATCGGTAATTGAAGCTACGCCAAGTGGCATAACGTACTCATATATAGTAGTAGAGTTCCAATCAATTGCGTCAATTTCTAATTTGTTAGTTGCGTCATAAGTGTAAGATACATCTTCATCAAATACAGAAAAGAATATTTTTTTTACTCCCCCTGAAATTCTATTACAGTCAAGTCCCCTACCTTTTGTTAGTGCTGTACAAGCCATTTTATTTTATTTTTTTAGGTTAAGGGAGTGAGTGCCTAAGCACCCACTTCCGTATTATTTATTTATTATGATTGTCTTACAATGTCAGCTCCAACTCCTGTCTGAACTCCTGCTGAGTAACGAGCAACTAATCTCATATTGTCACTTCCGTCCAAAGCAGCCATGTCCATCAAAGTAATTCTTGTAGCATCTGAAAGTAAATCAGTCCCAAAGTATAAGTTTGATTTTTGAGCGATAACAACTTCGTTGTCATTCATTCCGTTACAAACAGCGATTTTGTACCCTTCAAATACAGGTGCATAGTCTCCGTTCATATTGTAAGCGTTTACATAACCTAATGTAGAAATTGCAGAAATGTAGAATCTGTAAGTCTTTTGGTTCATGTAGATATGTAAATCTTCTTTTCCTAATACTGCTGTAGGAATAGCTGCTACTGCTGCTTGTAAATTAGCAATAACATTAGCTGCTGTATAAGCACCTGTTGCTGCATCCTGAACAACTGTACCATCAACACCCGGTAATAAAAGTCCTGTTACAGCTCCTAAGAAACCATTGAATTTCCCTGCTACAGCAGTTCCTCCCCAAATACTTTCTTCTGTTGCTTCTGCTATAATTTCACCCATGTAAGAAATTACATAGTCGTCAAAGCTTGCAGGTGGTGGTGCTCCTGCTCCTGCTCTCATTTGTAGGGCTTCCCACGAATCCAAAAGCGTGCTCTTGCAAAGGTCTAAGTTGATTTGTAAGTTTTTAGGTTCTAATACTTTTTCTGTAAGTGCTAAAGTCCCTGCTCCTGTAAAGTCGCAAGTTGCATCAGCAACAACCCCGCTCCCTGCCATGCGTTGGATGTTACTTTTAAATTTAATGTTTTCAATAGACGTTAAGTAGTCTAAAGAGTTTGCTTGCTTGAGTGCTGCCGAAATATAAAATCCCGCTGCCTTCCCCGCAAAATTGCTAGTCGTTGTAAAAGCCATGTTTTTTGTTTTTTATTTATTAATTATTATTTATTTAAATCGTGTAAGAATTTTTCTCTTTTAGATAACTTAGCGTAGTCTTTTCTAGCCATTGGTTTTCTTTCTGAACTGAACTTGTTAGTATCTAAAGGAGCTGAAGCAGGTTGTGAAGCTAACTCAGTTTTAAGTTTTTCGTTTTCTTCTTTTAACTTAGTCAATTCATCTTCTGCCGAGAACTCAACTACTTCTGTAGTTTTTATAGACTTAGGATTAGTTGTAGGCTCAACTGTTTCTTCAACTACTTCTTCAGCTAATTCTTCAGCATCTGTATCTCCTTCTCCTAATCTTTCTTTAATATCAGCAATTGCATCCATTAAATTATCTACCTTATCTTTCATTTCTTCGTAAGACTTAGCCCAATCTGCTTTTTCAGCATCAGTTTCAGGAAACATAAAGTTAACTTCTTCAGCTAATTCTTCTTCTTTTACTTCTTCAGTCATTTCTTCTTTTTCATCATCATATCCTGCTTCTACTTCTTCTTCAGTTTCTGACTCAATAACTTCAGCAACAATACCTTCTTCTTCAACTCTGAAAGATACGCCTGTATCAGTCTTATAAGTTCCAACAGGTAATAAAATTGTAGTTCCGTCTTCAGTCAATACTGATACGTCTACACCTGCTTCTAATTCCTCAGCTGTTGAAACAAAGATTGTTCCGTCTTCTGATTTTGCTTGCCACTCTAACTTAATTGTTTCTTCTTTGTTAAGACCTAGAGCTACTAAGATTTGTTCTTTAATGTCCATAATTCTTTTTAGTTTTATTAGTGTTTGTAAT